AAGCTCCTGCGGTTGACCCTCAACCAGCAGTAGAATCTACACCAGTAGCTGAAGAAGCCGCTGAAGAAGATGATACACTCAGCTATTTTGCTAAGTTAGCAAAAGAAAGTTAATTTAAATTAATTTTGAAAGGGACTCGAATGGGTCCCTTTTTTTAATCATCAAAATATTTATTGGCCATATTAGTTTTAAAGTTTCTTAACCTTGAACCAAACCCACCATCAGATATTAAAGTAGTATTACTTTCATTAGTATCTCCTCCTTTAAAGAAGCTTGAAACTCTACCTCTAAAAGAATTTTCGGCTTTTCTTTGAGCTTCTAATTCTTTACCTTCTTCAGATAACGCATCTATTATATTACCATCAGAGTCTAATCCATCTGATTTTGTTTTTAATGCATCAATTCCTGTATCAATGCCAGACATTACTTCGCCAAATTTTCTTTTAAAAGCTTCGCCAGGACTTTCTCCACCTGGTAATGCAGCTCCTACAGCAGCAACTGCTCCTAATGCGACAGCAGCTGGAAATGCAGCTATTTTCATTAATATACCCATTAGTGTAAGACCTATATTTTTTACAATACCACCAATTCCAATATCAGCTACTTTATCTCTTATCATATTTAAGAAATTGATTACAGTATCTGTTATTTTATTAAATATGTTATCAAAAAATTCTACAAAACTAAAATCAGTATCAAATAAGTTTGCTAGTCTATCCATACCGAATAGACCAAATATAAATTTAGGTATTGTAAATATAGCAAAATCTAGTAATTGACTTACAAGTAATCTAAAAGCTCCAGCTACACCTCCCATTATACCTCTAAATACATTATTAAATTGATCTTCTTCTTTACCTAAATTGTCTCTCATTCCAGTAACGAATCCGACTATAGCTAAAATAGGTCTAAATATATTACCAATAACTTTACCTATACCAAAAAATGCGGTTTTAATATGTTTAAAAAGTCCAAAAAACTTTTGAGCTGTTTTACCTGAAAATATTTGAGATAATTTTGTTCCCATTTGAGAAAAGAAACCTTGACCGCCAGAAAGTGTATTACCAATTCCATTTATTATTGTGACTAGACTTTTTTGTAGTCTCATCATTTTAGCACCAAAAAATCTAAATGGTCTTGTTAAAAAATCAACAATTCTAGCAAAAAATTTAAATAATGGATTTGTAAGAGGCGGCGCTTTTGCTAGATTAAATATTCCTTGGAAGGCTCCTACTCTACCAGTAATTAATCCGGTAAATGCAGTTAATACTTTTAGCATATTACCACCAATCATTTTTGTTAAAGCAAAAGTATCTTTAAAAAATGTTTTAGTAAATCTTAGCATTCTAGTAAGTGCTCCTTCCTTACCTGTAGTTTTTCCAAAAATTTCTTTTAATCTAAAACTAAATAACTTAATTTGTAATCTTAAAGGATCTATTATACGAGATGTAAGACTAAATCTAGCATCAACTGTTTTACCAAATCTTTTAAATGCATTTAATACAGAAAGACCAACATCTCTCCATGGTGCTAAAAATCCAACTACAATACCAGTAGCCAATCCAAATACAGCTGACCTAATAGCTAAACTAAATAAAAATCCTAAAGGACCTTTCTTTTCTAATAATTCTTTAAAGCTCTTTTTTAATAGTCTAAATTGATCTCTTAATTGTTTAAGACTATCAAGTAATGTGCTATTCCTTTTTTTATCTAGTTTATCAGATGCACGTTTACGTAATAACTCTTCTTTTTGTGCTTCTAATTCGTCTAATCTGCCAGATTCTAGTGTTGCAATTAAATTTTCAGTTGCAAGTTTTTGAGCCTGGTCCATTTTTGGACCGTCTTTTACTAACTTTTCATTTAATTCTTCAGCATATATTAAAGCCTCTTGTTGTAAAGTGGTTGATTTTTTATTCATTTCTTTCAAGCTTTCGACTACATCATCGAGTGTACTTGAGTTTGGTAGTGTCATTTCTGCCATTTACTAATCCTTATAAAAAAAGCTTAAATATATTATACCTGCGATATTCCACAGAATAATAAATCCAAATATGCTCCAAAGTATATTACTTACCAAAAGCTTTTCCTGCCTCTGATATACCAAATGCACCTAATGTGACTACCACAAAAGATGTATATATTGTTTCTGAAACTTTTAAATCAATGTCCCATGCTAGGGCAGTGACCAAGTCAGTAATTCCAAATACTGTCATAAGAAAGAATGATATAAAACCTATAATTGCTTTTTCATTTAAATCATTATCATCTAAAAACAAATCAATAAATTTTCTTTTACGAGGTCCAAGTCGCTCTGCAGCTAACCTAGCTTCCTCTTTCATTTCTTTAATCTGGTCTTCTTGTTCGTCCAGTTTTTCGATCATAGCCATATACTTATCTAAGTCTATTTCTACTTCGTTTCTGCTGTTATCTTGTCCTTCAGCCATTTTATGCTCCCATTTTTCTGTTTTCACGCTTTATGCGTTCATTTTCTTTTTCAATCCAATTAGCAAGCAATGAGATATATATTTCCCTTTCCCACGGTAGCATTTCATTTATTTCTGTTAAACTATATTTATAGTCTTGCATCATTGTAAAATTAGTTCTATAATGATTTATAAGACTATCGTGCGAAAGGCCTACGTAAAAAAACTTGCAAGTCCTTTTAGTTCGGTTATATTTTCCTTTCCACAACTCATACAATTATAATCCATTTTATAATGTAATGCCGGCATAGTTTCTAAAAAATCAGTTAATTTTAAAAACTGTATAGAGCTTAATGAATCAATAAAGTTTTTTAAGCTTTCTTTTGTTTCATCTTTTGCATCATAAACATTATCAGCATCATATATACTATCAATACAAGAAAGAACCATATTCATTGCTGTTTCAACATTTTCCTCGCCTTCACTTGTATATTTTTCAACATCTTTTACTGATGGGTATTTCATTATTATACCTACATCTTCTGTAATTGATACATTAATATTTTCATTCTCAACTACAGGTTTTTCAATTTCATCAAAGTCAATAGTTAAATCATTTGCAGCTTCGCAATGTTCACATTTGAGTTTGACATCAACTTTTTCACCTACTGATTTTGATCTTAATGCTAAAAACAAAGTTTCTATATCAAACATTGCTAACGAATTAATATCAATATCATCAAAGACACAAGTTTCAATAATGTTTTTTGTGGCATTCATAATGGCCTTTTGGTCATTTGATTCCAACGCCATCATTAAAATCTTTTCTTCTTTTACTAGATACGGTCTATACTCAACTGTTTGACCAGTTGAAGGTATTTCTATTTTATACCTAGCTGTGTTTAGCTCTGGTAAAGCCATAATTATTCTCCTATAATATTATCCAAATATAGATAACGCGCTTCTTATCGCGCTACCCGTACTACTTAACGGTCCTTCTGGAACCGCCTTATCATAACTAAAGCTCACATTCAATTTCTGTACAGTATTTTCACTTTCATTAGAAAGCTCAATTGTACTCATACTTACTGGGAATGCTTCCTCTAATTTTACACCATATATTGGTGTATCTTTTTCATCTAACTGCTGTATTACTACATCACAGGTAATGTCTTTTTTATATGCGACACAGTATTTTTCTGGATCGACTATACTATTTATCCAATTATCAAAGATAGTTTTCATATGATAATCATTTGTTAATAAAAATGATAATTCAACATCATCTTTAACAGTACCATACGGCACTTTTAAGGATTGTTTATATGTTTGATAATCAAATGTAGTTAATTGTTTTCCTGGTATTGCAACAGAATTACAAAGCAAACTAATATCTCTTGGGTCATTAACTATATTTTTAGCATCAAAATTGCCTGATATTGCTGCAGCTATTGCGCCACCTATGTCTATATTAAATAAAGCTAAACTAGGCGGTGTAAACATAACATTGAATCTATTTGCTTTTGCTAAACCACCTTTTTTACTTACTACTGATTTTAATCTTTCTATGCTCATGGCCTTCTCGCAATTTTAAGACTTTCTTTCCAAACTGCAGTCTTACTTTTCTTTTTAAATTGTTCAACTGGTAAAAATATAGCTATCTCCCAGTCTGTCATTGGCACTTTAGAAAACTGTGATTTAACATGTTCTCCTAAATAATGTTTGAAACATGGTTTAAATTCTTTAAATTTTTGTACACCCGATAATAAGTTATATCTTAATTTAGTAAGACGTGAACTTTCATTTGGAGTTGCTGGTCCAAATGCCATAAGGTCATCTAAAAATTTTGCCCTGGTATTGTAATTTAAATAATGTAAATTTAAACCGTAAAAACCGCCTTTTGCGCCATCTACCATTATTGTTAATGGAAATCTATCATAGTATGGTAATGTTGCTTTATGTTTAGGGTCATAAAAATACATATACATATTTCCACGTATATTTGTAGCAGTTCTATCTAATCTGCTATCACTTAAAATAGCTTGTCTATTAACTTTTAGTTTAGTGACGTTTTTTTGAAACCAATCTCTGGATTGAGCTGTACGCGTACGTATACCAGCCCTAAATGCATTTGCTTGTAATGTGTCAAATAAACTTGCCATATAAACTATTTATAACAAATTAAAGTATCTTTATGCCTAAATTCTTTAAAGTTTCTTCTGTCCATACCTGAAACTCCCAGCCCTTAAATTCTGCGTACTGACTTGCAGCTTCCCATTTATCTTGATTTTTTATAAATGTTAATTGTTCATTTATATATTTTTTAGTTTGACGACTACGTTTTTTAGGTGGAGTTGTTTGACTTTTGGGTTTGATTTCAATTAAATAAGTCTTTTTGTTTTCCATTTGTATTAAAAGGTCTACAAAATACCTATGTAATTTTTTATCTACACTGTACTTATATGGTATTACAATTTCTTCTGAATTCCATCCTTTAACTTTTGGATTATTTTCACACCATTTAAATGCTTGTTTTTCCCACAAAGAACGATATACGACTTTTTTTGCATCGCCAATATACTTTTCTGGTCTTTTTAATGTGTATCTACCTTTATAACTCATATAAATAACTGTATAGTTTAATTTATTTATAAAGGAAAAAACATGGGACCAGGAAATGCTCAAGAAAAATTAGATAAAGTAAGAAAGATAAATGATCAAATAAGAAAAGAAAAGCTTGCGGCCGCTAAACCAAAAAGAGCAAGCGCAAAAGATTTTATTAAAAAAATTCAAGATAATGGAGTAGCACCAAGAGTTGATTTAGATGCTAACCAAACCTTTGAATTTCCTGAAGACTTACGTAGTAATGCTGATATTGGAGCTCCATTTATTATGTTTAGTGTACAAGCTTCTAATGAAAAGAGTGTTAACATATCTTTATATCAACCTCCAGGTATATCTATTAGTGATGGCGCAAACTATACGGGATTTGATGTTGGAAGATTAAAAGGTGCAATAGGTATAGCAAAAAATCTTGCAGCTGGCGAAGGTATTACTGATGCAGATATTTTTTCATTAGGTGTTTTAGCAAAAGATAAATTTTCAGGATCAGAAAATGTTGATAAAATTACTAGTGCCGCAGCAATTTCAGCTGGTGTAGCTTCTAATCCTTACACACGTACCGCATATGAATCAACAAATGTAAGAAACTTTAGTTTTTCTTTTAAATTAATTGCTCAAAGTCAAGCTGAAAGTGAAGTAATAAGAAAAATTGAAAGAACATTTAGAAAATTTTTATATCCAAAAAGGTCGGGTGCAATAGCTTTATCATATCCACCGTTATTTAATATAAGATTTTTTGCACCTAGTACAAAGACTGATAAAGATGGCGGTAATATAGTAGGACTTAATAAATATATGCCAGTAATAAAGCCAAGTTATTTAACTTCTTTAGAAACTACATTTAATGCAGGAGCAAATACCTTTCATGAAGGTACTTTTGCACCAGTAGAAGTTGATCTTAATTTATCATTTCAAGAAGAAAGAGTTCTTGTACGTCAAGATTTATATGCAACAGATAATGACTTTACAGAACAAGAAGGATTTTTTAAAGATGGAGTTCTTCCTAGCGTATTTAAATCAGCTGAAGGTTTAAAACAACAAAGTAAAAATCTAAATGCTGCAATATCTGAAGCTAAAGGCGCAGCTGAGGAGGATGGTACATAATGAGTTTTTTTAAACAATTTCCACAGATACAATACGATTTTAAACGTGATGGTATATTACAAAATATGGTCGATATATATCGAAGTGTTAGACCATTACCATCTTTTTTAGATAACATATCAGCATATAAGTTTTATAATGTAGTTAATGGAGAAAGACCAGATATTGTATCTGGTAGAATATATGGAACATCACAATTTTATTGGACATTTTTTGTGGTCAATGAACATTTACATGATGGATATAGGTCTTGGCCCTTAAGTCAAGAATCTTTATTATCATATATTAATAAACAATATGATGGATTTGTAATTGAAACTGCTCCAAGTGTACTAAATGATCCTACTCATGGAGCATTTGCAAATAGTTTAGCTGGAAGATTTCAAGTAGGCGAAACAATAACCGGTAGTACAAGTGGAGCATCAGGAACACTTACTAAAAAAATAACTGACTTAAGTCAGTTAGTAGTACAAAATGTCACAGGAACTTTTGAAGCTCCTGAACTTATATCTGGTTCAACATCAGCAGACGGTGTTTCATCACATGCTGTATACAAATATATAGATGCGCCGTATTATTATTACGATCAAGCCGATGTTGATAAAAAACCAATTACAAATGCATTACATATTAATGGTGGTGTATATACGTCAAATACAAATTACGTAAGTAATAGAGAACATATTGAAGAAAAAAATGATGAATATGCACAAATAAGATATATTGATCCGAATTACATTAATCAGTTTGTCAGAGAATTTAATAACTTACTAAATATATAATATGAGTATCAGATATGAAGCAGGACCAGAGCTAGAAAGTGTATCGCCACGAGCTTTTACTATTGCTGGTTGTCAAATAACGTCTAATGATGGTAATACAGTTCAAATAGATACATTAATACATAATGTAAAAATACATGAAAGTTTAAATATGTCTGGCATGGTGGTTGAAATATTTATTGCCGATGCTGCAAATTTATTTACTCATATGAATTTAGCAGGTAATGAAAAAGTTGAACTAGTTTTATTTAGAACTGAGCCAGGCAACAATCTTAAAGAATTTAGTTTAGTACTACAAATAGTAGACATAACCGATTTTTCAGAACCTACACCATCAACAAAATCGTATACATTAATATGTATGTCACCACATGTATATCATGATAAAGAAAAGCTTTTAAATTTACCTTTTAATGGTACTACAAATAGTTTAGTTGAAAAAATTGTTAACTCAAATTTAAATACAACAGTTGATATACGAAGTAGTACAAAATCTTCTATAAAAGGTATATATCCAAATATATCTCCATTGAATGCTATAAGTTGGTTATTAAGAAATTCATTTGATAATAACACACAAGTTTATTTTTATGAAACAGCAAAAGAAGGACTAGTATTAACGTCATATGATACTTTATTAGATCAAGATTTATATGAAGTTTATAATAGAGTACCATACAATACACAAAGTATGGATTTAGGTCAACCAGAAAAAGTTTTTGATGAAGAAAAACTTAAAGTTATGAAATTTTCTTCATCACTTAACATGAGTAAAATGGAAAAATTAGAAGCAGGTGCATTTGGTTCAACAATAAATAGTATAGATATTGCTACGAAAACTATTGAAAAACCAGAATCTTATCAGTATGGTAAAAATAATATAGGACTAAATACTATACCGGTACTTTCTGGAAAAATGAATGTTGAAGGTAAGTCATTAGTCAAAGATTTTAAAAAATTTAAACAATACTATGTATCTAAAAATTCTTTAGCTTTTGGTCTAGATAAAAACAATTATCATGCACCAGTAAGTGAAAGTTTACTTTCGGCAAATTCACATTTTCAAAACCTAGATACAGTTGATACAAAATTAACTATTCCAGGAGATTTTGATATGACACCTGGAAAAATTATTTATATAATGGCTCCTGTACAAGCTGACATAACACTTGAAATGAGCGAAGGAATAGATTATTTAGATACGTTTTTAACTGGTCATTATATGGTCTCTACGGTTGTACATAATTTTAGCGAAAAAGATGGTTATACAATGCAATTAAATTTGAAAAAAGATTCATTTATAGCTGAATATGAAAAAACAAAAAAGCCTAAGGAGGAAAATAAATAATGTTTTCTAGAAATCAAGATCAATATAAAAACGGACTATTTACTTGGTTTATCGGTAGTGTAGAAGATATTAATGACCCTGAAGGTTTAAATAGAGTAAGAGTAAGAGCTTATGGTTATTATGATAGTAAAACTATAAAAACTGCAGACTTACCATTTGCAACTGTTATGATGCCAGTCACATCTGCATCTATACAAGGTAATGGTGGTAATCATCATTTAGAAAAAGGTTCATGGGTCGTTGGATTCTTTAGAGATGGTCCATCAGCTCAAGACCCAGTAGTTATTGGTTCAATTGCCACTCAAACCGATGGCGTTAAAGATATACCATCAACAAGTAGTACTACAAATAAAGTACATCACACAAAAGCTGGTCATAAAATAGAATTTGAAAATAAAGAAGGTGATGAAAAAATTACTATAGAACATGCAAAAGGCGCAAAAATAACTATTGATAAAGATAATAATATAGAAATTAAAAATAGTGGTAAAACAGACATTATATCTGATGGTATTATAAAAATTAAATCTAAAATAAAAACTAAAATTGTATAATGAGTACACCAACACTTACAATCCCACCACTAGAATGCCCAGCGGTTTTATTACCTACGCCAGCTAATTTAGTAAATTATTTTAAAGGTCTTGCTTCGTATGCGTACACTAACGCAAAAGATGATTTAATAG